CTGAAATAACTAACTATTGGATTGATAACGGAAATAGACCGTACCACAGAAAGTAATTACCCATAACGCTAATGAGCTTGAAAGCGTTTCAATGCTTTTAAACGAAAGTTATCATCTGTCAATCAAACTAAGGAAATAAAAATATGGAAGACAAAATAAAATGGACAATGACCCATGAGGTAATAGTCATAGACAATAAAACAGGTTTGGAATTTACATATTCAAGGCACAAATCAACAAGTAGTGCAATGAGAAAACTAGAAGAGCTAAAACGAATAACAACCTACCCACCAACTATTAGAAAATTAATTGATTGATGGTAACTTTACGAGGCTAGGCACTGTGAGCAAAGCGAATTGTGTTTAACCTCTGTTATGATTTCGGTCATATTAAAATTAACGAGGATAAAAATTGAGTAGACTAAACATAGAGCTAGACTCACAAAATAAAGAGTTTTTGAAAATGGAATCAAATCTAGGAGGTGGCTTGAATTTCACACACAAACTAGGACAATGTCACCAAGAGTTTTCAATAATGGAGAGGGAACACCTACAAAAAGCTTTATCAACGATTCAGAAACATTTGGACGAGACTGAATCATAACTGCCGGCTATAATCCGTTGCGTAGCAATGGTGTATAGCCTTAGTTATCTTTCACATACAGTAAAAGTACGTACAGGGTTATATTTTACCTACTGTACGTACTTTTGTTATATTGTATCTATGACAAAACATACAGAACACATCGAGCAGTGCGGATTTGTAAACATGCTTCGCGCACTAAAACCAGAACTAAATGATTTTTGGTGTGCAATACCCAACGGGGGGAAACGTGACATCAAGGAAGCTGTAAGGATCAAGAAAGAGGGTGGTAAAAAAGGATGGCCAGATTTTCAATTTCTGTACCCTAACAAAATGCACTGTGGCCTTCTCATTGAGTTTAAAAGGCCTGACGGGAAAGGTAAAGTATCACCAGACCAGAAAAGAATCATGTCTAGCCTAGAAAAAGTAGGGTATAGATGTGAAATAGCCTTGACGAAGAGTCAAGCATGGAGTATATTAGAGGAGTACTTATCTTTGTGTTGAGATTAAATGAGCCTTTTATCCTTTGGTAAGCGTATCTATAATGCTATTACAGTAGCTGACTTTTATGGGGACGACTTTGATTTGACAGGTTCTGTCAATGTAGTAACAGCCGATTCTGCTATGAGGCAATCGGCTGTATCTGCTTGTGTTCGCTTAATATCAGCTTCTATGGCTTCTATGCCTATAACACTATCTATTTCAGATGAAGACAACTATCTAACAACTACTAAGAAACATTCTTTGTGGTACGTGCTTAATGTGCGAGCTAATAAATGGCAAGATGCTTTCGCTTTTCGTGAGATAATGGCTTTTAATTTAGTATTACGGGGATCAGCTTTTGCTAGAGTGTTCAGAGATGGATCTGGTAATGTTACTGGTCTAGTCCCAATACCTACGAAAAATGTCACAGTAGAGATGAAAACTTCAGGTGACATAGTTTACACTATAACTACTAACGTTGATGGCAGTACGATACAAGTCGGCGCCGGTGACATGCTCCATATTAGAGGTTTATACTCAGATATGATAGAGCCTGTATCACCTCTAGCAAACGCTAGTGATTCAATATCTATAGACATGTCAATGTCAGAGCACCAAGACCAGTCCTTCGGTTCTAGAAGGGCTATGCCTGGTGGTATTATCACATCTGAAAAGAAGCTTGCAGCTAACACTCTTAAGAATGTAGAGAAGAGGTTCGACGACAGAGCTGCAGGTAAGAGCAAATCTTGGAAGACAATAGCTCTTGATGCAGGTATGGATTTCAAAGCTATGAATGTCAGTAATACTGACTCTCAGTTCTTGGATTCTAGACGATTCTCAGTTGAAGACATCTGTAGAGTTTTTAATGTACCTCCGGCTATGATACACCAGACTATGCACTCGACATACTCTACTGCTGAACAGCAACATTTAGGTTTCGTGGATTTTGGTCTGCGACCTCTAGCAGAGCGCATAGAAAGTGCGATGCGCAACCAACTTTTTAAATTTACTGAGACACGTAAATACGTACTAAACCATGATTTTTGGTCTTTAGTACGTGGAGATCTTGATTCTACATCAAAATATCTGAGGAATCTAGTACAAGGCGGTTTAATGACGCCTAACGAGGCCCGAAGAGTCATAAATTTACCTAAATTTGATGATAAGGGTGCAGATAAACTCTACATACAACAAAACATGGCTTCTGTGGACAATCTTGACAATCTACAGAACCCAGATAAAACAGTAACTGACACCTCTGGGGAGGATAACAATGAGTAAAATCGGAGATAAGGAGTTCTGGGCTAAAGTAACAGCTTTCAAAGCTTCAGTCCCTCAAGGCGGCCCAGAAAGGGCGCCTAAAGAGGTTCGAGCAGAGATTAAAGACGACTCTATGAGTCTATACATTGACGACTACATTGACTCCTGGTTCGGGATTGATGCTAGTACGGTAGTTAAGGCAATCCATGACGCGAAAGGTAAAACTATTGATGTTTTCATTAATTCTGGTGGTGGTAGTGTATTTGATGGATTATCTATCTATAATGCTCTTCAAGATCATGACGCAGACGTTAAAGTAACAGTAACAGGTATTGCAGCCTCTATATCATCTATTATTGCTTTAGGTGGTAATGAGAAGCCTACAATGAGCACCGGTACGCGTTTCATGATACATAATGCATCTGTTATGACATGGGGCGACCACAGGTCACTTCGAGCAGAGGCAGATCTGCTTGAATCTATCAGTGATGATTTAGCACAGATTTACGTGAATGTAGCAGGCATGGACAAAAAAGAAGTGCAAGACTATATGAACAAAGAAACATTCTTCACTGCTGAAGAGGCTGTTACTAACGGCCTTGCAGTAAGCAAAGAAGAACCTGACAATGGTGATCCATCAAAAGACACCAGGAACGAGCTTGCAACAAGGCTCTTGAACTGCCGACTAAAGGCTTTAAACTAAGGAGACTATATGTCTAAAAAAGAAACATTAGTATCAGAGCGTAACAGTTTGGTCATTCAAGCTCGCTCTATCATGGATAACTCAGCTTCTACTGCTGACCAACTTTCTCAAGCAGAGGTGATGATCACCAATGCTGAGGCTAAAGGTAAAGAAATCCAGAACATTATTAATCTTGAGAACATCGAGAATAAGATCCAGACTGACATTGAGTCTATCCAGAACGCACAAGGCGCTACTGAAGCTCCTTTGCTTGGGGGTGATAAACTAGGTGGTGCTGACTACTTGAACTCATTTGTAGGTTTATGTTCTAAAGGGCCACAAGCTCTATTAGACAAATCTATCATGAATGTGATGGAAGTCGGGACAGATGCTAACGGTGGTTACACTGTACCAACAAAACTTAACGCAGTTATCATCAAGATCCTTGAGGAGCTTAATGTTATGCGTAGAGTGGGTCGTAAGATCCGCACTAACTCTACAGAAGAGTTCACAATCGAAGATGCAGTGGGCGCAGCAGCGTGGACTGCTGAGAACGCATCCTACACTGAAAACACACCTACGTTTCTACGTAAGACAATCGGTGCTCACAAAGCCACTTCTCTTATCAAGATCTCTGAAGAGTTATTGCAAGATAACATCTCAAACTTGGTTGAGTATATTGGATATGCGTTCGGTAAGCAGTTCGGTATCTTAGAAGAAGTTGCTATGACAAGCGGTGATGGTGTTGGTAAACCCCGTGGTATTCTACTAGATGCTGAAGCAGGTTTAATTTCTGCTGCCGTTGGAGCAGTTACATTTGATGATCTTAAAGATCTACTTTACTCTGTTAAAACACCATACCGCAACCGTGGTAAGTTTATGATGAACAGTGACTCAGCGCGTGTTTTGAGTAAAATCAAAGATACGACTGGAAATTACATCTGGCAACCTGCAGTAACAGCCGGAACTCCAGACATGTTACTCGGTAAGACTATTGAGTATAATGATCAGTTTGCTGACATCGCTACTGCTGCAGTTCCAGTTATCTTCGGTGACTTGAGCGAGTATATCATTGCGGATCGTAAAGGTCGTACAATGAAAGTACTTAACGAACTATTTGCAGTAAATGGCCAAGTTGGTTACACTGGAATGGAGCGTGTTGATGGTAAACTACTTGTAACTGAAGCAGTTAAAAAGCTTACAGTACAGTAATTTGAAACTAAAGACCTCTATGTTACATAGGGGTCTTTTTACCTTTTTGGGAGGTGTAACATGAAATTAAAGATCATAGTACCATTTGGAAACCCTAAGCGTAACTTCGATATGGGTGAGGAGCTTGAGGATAAAGAGCTAGGCAAAGAGCTTTTTAGATCATTGCTTAAATCAGAGATGGCAGAGCCAGTTTGTGACAAAGCAAAAACTCTGACTAAAGAACTTCTTAAAGAGAAATCAGAAGAAGATAAGAAAAAACAAGCAGAGAAAGCTGACCTTAAAGCAGGTAAACTTAAACCTGTTGTTGAAGGCGACCTTGCCGGGTTAAAAGCTGAGATTAAGGCTGCAAAAGCTCAATTAGCTTCTGTAAAGAAAGATAATGAAAAACTATCTGGTGATCTGAGCACTCTTAAGAGTTCCCAGGGTATCGCTATGGGAGAGAAAGATGCAGAGATTAAAAACCTTACTATTAAGCTTGCAGAAGCGCGCACTGAAGCTGCTAGCGCAGCCCAAGATGCTAAACTCAGTATTGAAGAGCTTAAGGCTGAGATTGAAGCTCT